GTTTAATGATGTTAATACTTCACGATACAAAGCTCTTGTATCAAAAGTACCCGGAGGTGTTTGTTGTGCCAGAGATAAAGCCATTTGACTTAAAGCTGCTCTGTGTGCACTACTTGGTATGTTAGGATCAGACACAGGTGATACATCTACTCTACCATCAAAGTCCTTTTTAAATACAGATACGTCTCCACCTATCACTTCATAAGGATAACTATTAGGTAAGAAGTTATAGTTAATCTGTGCCAGTAATTGGAACTCATCTTTCTGAGACTTGTGTAATCTTTTATGTATAGCTGTAAAGAACTTACTACTTGCCTCTATCAGAGCCATAGTAGTACCTACTGGTCCTGCATTTGTTGAGTCTGCTATAACTTGTTCAGTAGAATCAGCAAACTGTCCACCAGTCTTTACAACAAAGTCCATCATAGCCATAAGAGTTTGTGATGGTTCTTTGTAGGGTAAAGGTATGATGGCTTTACTTAGGTCAATGCCGGTAGCTTCTACCTCCTTGAACTCACCCGGAGCTATAGGAGCATTGTCTCCGACCATTCTAACACCTCTTGCCTTAAACCCACCCGGTAGATTAGCAAACTGACCAGCATCTACTAGTGATCTCATGGCAGTTGTTGCTGTCATAGTTAAGTTACCAAGGAAATGTATAAGGCCTAGACCATAGAAACCAAAGCCCGGTACATACTTATAGTGTGTAAAGTGTAGTTTCTTCTGGAACTTGGGATCATTCTCATCATAGTTTCTACGTATACATAGAACTTTTCTAGACTCTTGGTCTACAGTTACCACGTATGGTATAGCTACTGCATCATCATCCTCGTCATCAAGATTTAAATAACAATGTTGTTCCAGTAAAGTATACTGTGGATCATTAGCTTCTCCTTGAGCTAGTCCCATAATCTCATCCATCTTAGAACCAATAGGAGTTTGTTCTGGTGTACCAGCTTTAGGTAAGTCTACATCAGCATACATGCCACTTACTATATCTCTTTTAATATCGTTAGGAGATTTATAAATGACATGAGTATACCTATCTGCTCTACGTAAATCTGTTGCATAGTATGACACATAGAATTGATCTATAGGTATGTACTCAGATACCGGACGTTCTAATGTCATATCATAATAAATTTTCTTGAAAGAGGAACCGACTAATGGTAAGTTAAAAAGCATTCTTTCAAACTCATCAAAGTATTCTGGCATCTGATCAGTCAACTGGTAATTCATAAACTGTTTAACACGTTGAGCTTGCATCTCACGTTCCGGTGTTACATTACCTAGTATGGCTGTCTTAACTGGTCCTCCTGAAGGAAAGAGTTCTTGGCTGGCTTTGGATTGAAACTTTACAGCTGATTCAATCAAGAGTGGGTGAACTGCAGTACATGCTCCCTCAAAAGGATCGCTTGTTTCTTGGAGTTTTAAACCAAGAAGATCGAATCCTCTTTCAAATGTTTCTTCCCATTCGGATCGTGACTCTTTATCAGACTCATATCCGTCTATAACTTGCATACCTATCTCTTGTAATTTATCCTCATCAAGAGTATCTACTAAATTACCAAAGTGTTCTCCTTCCATAGGCTCAACACTCATCTCAGTTTCTTCACCTTCTATTTCATACTCTACTCCACCATCGTCTACTAACTCATCTACCTTAATTTCTAATTCATCAAGGGCTACAGAATCTTGCATACCTTCAAATGGGTTACGTTCTACAGCCATTATATATTCCTTTGTGTATTATAATTATCATAAGGATCTCTCTCAACACGACCCCCTTGATTACTCATTACTGTTGTATCATCTTCTATTTCAAGAGAAGCCATGCCCATTGGTTCTTCCATTGTAGATTCTTCACCTAATATTTTTTTTATATAACCTTGTGTTTCGCTTGTTAGTTGATTAATATCTGCTCCTTCTGCCAACCATCTTTGAGTTGCTCCCGGACCCATGTTGTAGGCTATTAAAGCATCTCTTTCATTTCCAAATTTTTTAAGTAAACCATTATAATATTGAGCTCCAAACTTTACACTCTTAACAGGATCTTTTCTATCATCTCGTGTTATTGATTGTTCAAATGCATCTTTTTTATTAATACCTTCTTTTAAAAGTTCTTCATATAACTTTTCATCTATATCTACTAAAGTCTCTGTAACTCCATATCCCGGCATCCATCCAGTTTCAGGCATTACTTGCATTAATCCTACTGCACCTTTTGGAGATATAGCATTAGCATCATTACTAGATTCTGTTTGTATTATTTTTTCTATGATTGGATCATTCACAATAATATTTTTAATAGTTGGATCATTACCCCATGATTGTTTATTTTGTGTTCGATAAAAACTTTTAGGGATAGGGTCAGCTAAAAAATCTTTAGCCTTATTAGATACTCTACTAGCTAATTTACTTAGAGAACTAGGATCAGCTGGTGCTTTCGCAACTGCTATAGATTCTGTTGGATTTATAAAAGATCTTTGATTAAATTTATCTACAGGACCATCTTTCTCAACACTCATAGATTCTGCTATCTCAGTCAATGTTCCTTTTCCATCTTTATTTTCTGTTTGTTCTGTTAGTTTTGCAATCACATCCATTAAGCCAGCCATTAAAAATTCCAATACGTTTTGTTTTTACTAGGTTTATCTTCATACTCCGGATCGTCTGGATGTGTCAAGTGCCATGAATCTCTTAAGTAATGTATAGCCATTGTCATTGCATCCACTTGGTCATCGTGTTTACCATAGGGAAACTGTATTGCTTCAGCAAACAAATCTTCTGCCCAGTCTTTGTGCCTAGGTAAAAATAATCTTCCTGCTTCCATGATAGGGGTAGCAGCATGTACTCTAGCAATTTTATCACGATCTGGCAAGTAATCCAACACCGGAAGTCCAGCTCTACGTAAATCTTGTAGGAGTGACTGTCCTGATGCTTTCTTTTCTATTATACATATGTCTGGTCTGAACTCATCATAGAGTTCTTGTGCCACTCTACGAAGATCAGGATACTCCAATCGTTCTCTATGATTACCTAAGAGTATGAGACTAGGGGCCCAGTATTCTCTACCTTTATGATCTTCTACCTGTGCTTCAAAGACACCCCATGTTTGTATTACACTATAATCTGCAGTAGATCTTGTGGAGAAAGCTGTGTCATATGTCTGTATTATCTTATCACAGACGGGTGCATCTTCTTCATCCCATCTCTGTAACCATGAAGACTTAATGGAACCACCTTCATCTGGTGTAGGGTTCTGCATATACAATGCATTCCAATACTTGGCACCATTATTAGCTCGTATCTCTGCTTCATCCATTCTAAGAATTTTCTCTGGTTTCCATTCAGGAAAGTAAGACCCACCTACTGGTAGCTTAAGTAGCTCAGCAGACTCTTCATCCAGCCATGCTGGTATAGACAATACTTCCCATGGTATAGTATCTTCTGTCTGATTATTCAGGAGCCATCCACAGAGATCGTCTTCATGATATCGTGTATTAATAATGACAATAGATCCGTTAGGCATCAAACGAGTTCTTAGACCTGCAGGAAACCAATCCTTTATATACTTACGTCCAGCTTCTGAGAACGCATCTTCTTCAGACATGGCATCATCTATCAAGGCTATGTGTGCACCACGACCAGCAACCTGCGATCTGACACCAGCAGCAAAGTATGTACCATTCTGATTAGTCTTCCACTTACCTGCAGCTCGCACATCCTGTCGGAGTGAGACCCCGGGAAAGATTTCTTTATATAGGTCTTGCTTCAGTATATCTCTTACTGTTCTACCGAAGTCACTAGCTAGTTGATCACTATGAGAGATAGACATGATCTGATGATTAGGATTACGTCCTATGTACCAGCTGGGAAAGAGTTGTGAACACAGTAAACTCTTACTGGATCTTGGTGGAAGGAAGACCATTATCCTTCTTGGTTCAGGAGAATCTACTATCTGTTGTAGTTTATCTGATATAACTTTTATATGTGCACCCACCTTGAAGTCTTCCACAAGGGTAGGGGCTACGAATTTAACGTAGGAGAAGAAACTTGTCTGTGATTGTTTTAATGCTCGTACATATAAACTCTCACGAAAAGCATCTTTGGTGTTAAGTACCTGTTCCACTCTTTACAACCTTTAATCCTATAACATCAGCTAGTTTCTGAATATCATCATCACTACTGCCTGTCATACTACTGAACTCTTGTTTAATTTCTTTCTTGTCTACAAACATACCAAGGTG